GAAGCATAAGCTTTAACTGCATCACCAGATTGTAAAACAACTTTTGAACCACCATCAATTAATTCTAAAGAACCACCTACAGGAATAGGTGCATCTTTAATTATATGATAAGTAGTTGAACTGTTCTCTACATATACAGTAACATCTACTGATGTGCCAGAAGTATTAGTACATCTAATACCAATAATAGCATCATCAGAATCTGCTGCTGACCTTAATGTTGTAGGAGAGCCAGAACTGTTTGAGATATTTTGTTGTAAAAATCTTTCGAAATCTTGTGCCATAGAATTATCCTAATTATAACATTTTTTTTATAGTTTGTCAACTAGAGAGCAATAGCCATAGCTACAGCAAAACCTGCAGAAGCCTTACCATCTAATTGAGTTTGAATTGCACTTGTTACTCCATTTAAGTACCCAAATTCAGTATTATCTACTGACCCATCATGAATTAAGTCTGCACTTAATCTATTTGATGCATCAATAGTAGCTTGTTTACTATCTATTTGAGTTTGAATTGCAGAAGTAACGCCATTCAAATATTGAAATTCTGTATTGTCAACTGAACCATTTGCAATCTTAGTAGCATCTATACCAGAAGCTAATGTTGCTACTCCAGTATTATTTATAGTAAATGCACCAGAGAATGCTTGATTCTCCCATTTGCTTGATACGCTATCATAAAGTAATACATTTGAATCTGCAGCTGAAGAAATAGTTACATCATTCATTTCAGCTAATTCATTTTCAAGTGCTACTGCATTTGTAACAAAGGCTGTTGTAGCAACTTTAGTTGAACTATCACCTGCTGTAGGAGTAGGTGCAGAAACTGTTCCTGTAAATGTAGGAGAAGCTAAAGGTGCTTTAAGTGTATCTAAACTTGTAAGTTGAGTTTGTATATTACTTGTTACACCATTTAAATATCCAAATTCTGTATTTGATATTGAACCATCATGAATCTTAGTTGCATCTATTGCAGCACTAGCATTAATATCTGCATTAACAATTACACCTGAACTAATTGCAGCAACACCTGTATCAGCAATTGTAATATCTCCTGATACTACATTGTCAATCCATTTAGATGTAGCTGTATCATAAAATAATAAAGAACCATCAGCAGGTGAAGTAATGGTAACATCAGTTAATTCATCTAATTCATTTGCTGTTGCAACTTGAGAATCTACATAAGCTTTAATTGCTTTAGCAGAAGCAAGAGTATCATCACTTGCAGATACACTTGTTAAATCTATATCTAAAACTCCTGAAGCAAAATCTGCTACTTCAAGATTTGTTATACTATTACCAGTACCATTAGCATTAAATGTTTTATTTGTAAATGTATCAACAGTAGCTTTACCAACTAATGTATCTGTTGATGTTGGTAATGTTAATGTTCCAGTATTTGAAATTGTAGAAATAACTGGAGTAGTTAAAATTTTATTTGTAAGAGTTTGAGAACCAGTTAATGTTGCAACTGTAGAATCAATATTAAATGTTACTGAATTACCTGAACCAACTGTATCAATACCAGTACCACCAGTTAATGTTAATGTTTCAGTATCTAAATCAATTGATAATGCACCACCAGTATCTGCTTGAAAATCTAAATCACTAGCTGTTACTTGTGCATCAACATAAGTTTTAATAGCTTTAGCACTAGCTAATGTATCATCACTTGCTGAAACTGATGTTAAATCAGTATCAACACTTGTAATAGCACTTGATGCACCAATTACTAATGCATCTAAATTAACAGTACCATCAAAGTATGCATCTTTAAATTCTAAAGATGAAGTACCTAAATCAATATCGTTATCTGTAATTGGAACAATTGCTCCGTCTTGAACTCTAAATTGTTGTGTTGATGTACCAGCTACATCTATATAAAATTCTAAATGGTCATTAGTAGTATCGACTAATATTTTATTTAAAGGAGTTGCAAGTCCTGCATCTCCAATTAAAGCTATAACAGGTCCTTCAGCAGCAGTACCATCATGTTTGTGTCCTGTAGCATTATTAAATGCTGCTAGTATTTGATTATATTCATTATTAAATAGCGATGCTGCAATAGTATCGCCATCATTAAGTGTACTTTGTCTAGTATATCCTGCCATGTTATCTTCTACCTCCTGCTATAAATGAAACAAACATTCCGTTTACTGAGTATGGAGCATTAGTATCATTACTAAAAAATTTAAAGTTGTTTGAAAAACCACTTCCTGTTACTATTATACTTTTACTTGGTAAGCTTGATGCTCCAAATATTGCTGCACCAAAAACTGCTGTACCAAAAACTGCAGCAGAACTTAAATTACCTACTGCAAAATTATTAGGTTGCGGAACTTCAGAATTATCAAAATCATATCTAATTCTTAATTGTAAATCGTTTTGTGTTCCTTCAGGTTCAATATTAGCTTTTACTTTGTATAAACTTTTTCTTAAACCATTATCACCATAATCCATATCTGGTGTTTGAAACTCTGCGTCAACATTAGTACCATCAAAACTATTGCCAGTATCATGTTGATAAATATATCCAGACTCATCTGCGTGATATATTAATTCTGTTCCTGCACTATTTAATAATGATGTGCAAAATTTTACAGGTAAACCTTTTGTTTGACTCCATTCAAAAGCAGGAATACCTTCAGCACTATATTTAAATGTACCTATAAGGCCTTGTTGACCTGAATTAGCTTGACCAGATTGATAATAAAATAATCTGTACTGACTTCTTTCTCTAATAACAATACTTGATAAAGTATAATTACCAATATTATTTAATAAGTCATTTATAAGAGGTAATATTTTTCTACTAATAGAACTTAATTCAACGTCATCAATTCTAGCAGTACCAGCAATTGTTCTTAATCCATCAGGTGCTAAGAATATTAAATCTCCACCTATCTCTTGAATTGAGTTGCCATTTACACAACCTATATTTTTAGTTACTGATTCAATTATAGGAGTCGAATCAAGATTTGTCAACTGATAAATACTGTTTTTACAAAATATAATTAGTGAATTTCTAAAGACTTTTATACCAGTTATTACATCACCTACATCTATAGAACCTGAAGAAGCACCTTGCCAATTCCAAGGTTGTAATCTAGTACTATAATATATTGTACTAGGTTCATCATCACTACCTGCAACTATTATTCTTTCTGCAAATTTTTCAATAAACTTACATCCTTCTGGAGCAGATACATTTAATTCTTGAAAATGATAACCATCAAAATCTATTTGAAATTCTGCAATTTTATTTTGTCCATCTACTATATAAATAGCACCATTTTCACCTTCAGATTCAAAAATAGCAAATTGAACATTAGATTGATTAGTTCTTGGTAGTGTTGTTCTTGCAGCTAAAGATGCTGGAGCTAATCCACCATGATATAATGTTAAACCATTTTGAGTAAATGTTGTATTAGCATTTGAAAATAAAGTTATCTGTGTATCACTTTGAATAGATAATACATGATAATAATATCCATTAATTCTAACCCAATCATTAACATGAAGAGAAGTTAAAAAACTAGTTCCAGTTCCATTTACAATTGCAGAACCAGAACTAATACTTACTGTTCCTGCTATAGCTGTAAATGTATCTTTATTAATTTGATAATATGATGTACCTGTAGTGCTATAATATAAATTAGAACCTTGTGCTACAAGTACTCCATCATTGTATTGTGCAATACCATGAATTAAATCTGTTGAATTTCCAGAAGGAACAACTGCACTAGTAGTTCCCCATTTTTGGTAACCATTTATTCTTCTATAACCACCAGTAGTTGATGATTCAAAATTTTGTAATTTAGTTGCAGCTCCAGGAGTTCTAAATAAAGCATGTGAACTTGAAATTAAATCCAAGCCACCTTGTACAGTAATGGAAGCTCCTTGAGTTGGCATGTGTTATCCTATTAAATAAATACTCGTCTATCATCTTCCACATATTTAGGTTGTGGAGCATTTAGTTGTTCAATCATTTTATTTAAACCTTTTTTATATTCATCTAAAGCTAATTGTGATTGTGATATATTATCTTTAAATTGATAAATATAATATCTTGCTCTAGCTAATAATACAGGTTTATATTGTTCTGGAAATAAAACAACGTCAGTATCGTTTGATAATTCTGAAGGTCTATCAAAAGCATTAAAATAAATTCTATATACACCATCTGGAATAGGAGATAATCCAAATCTTCTTCCATCTTCACTTCTTATAATTCTTTGAGGAACTCCATAAAGTTGTGTTGTTGCTTTATCTTGCTCTTCACTTTGTGCATAGAAATTCTTCCAAGTTTCTAAAGTTACAAATGGCAACTTATCAATTTTATATGGAGAAGTTTTTCCAGCAACACCTTCTTCAGTTAATGTAAAACTATCCCAATCAACATTAGAATAATCTGTATCAACACTTGCTGAACCTGATTTTAATAAATACCATCTAGTACCTGCTACAGTTTCTATATAAGTATTACCATTATAATTATTTTGTGGAGATGAAGTTGTTAACCAAGACCATGTATCTTGTGCATCAACAATATCAAAGTAAGCTCTGTTAACAGAATTAGCTACAAATTTTTGTATTGCAACAGCACCAGCTATACTTGTAAGTTCTGGTTCATTAATTTCAACTAACAGGTCGTTAGTCATTGATAAATAAGTTTTAGCCATTTAACAGTTCCATGCTCTTAATGATTTATTAATTCTTGAATTAGGGTCTCTTGCAGTTTTAGCAGAAGTTAATTTCTTTTTCATGCCACGCATTCTTGCACAAAAAGATTTTCTTCTTCCTGCATCTTTTTTATTTTTAGGATTGGGAGCAGGTGGTTGAAGATTTCTTTTCTTTCCAGTCTTAGTTCGACCTTTATTGTAAGATGCTCTACCCTTTGCGTTTAAACCACCTTTAGGGTCTTTACCCTCTTTACGAGTCCAAGCAGGTGAAGACAATAATCCCATTTAAAATTACTTTTTCTTTTTAGATAGCATACCACCATACATCATTTTCTTTTTATCAGATGCTTTAGCATGGACTTTGCCACCATGTTTATATTTACCTTTGTTTACTACTTTGCCACCTGGCATTGCTTTTTTCATTGGCATAAAAAATTCCTTTTATTAATTAATGATATAGTAGGGGATATTTCTACCCCCTACCATAATGATTAGTATTAGTCTATAACGTAAATAATTTTACCTACTACGTCATCTCTTAGTACTTTTCTACCCCATACCATTAGACCTCTAACGATATCGCTAAATGTAGCAGTATCTCTAATAGTTTCTACTTTGTTCATTGCTGAAGCAGCAGAAACGCCAGAAATATGCCCAAATAAAGCTTCAGGCTGCGTAGCAGTACCTGCTGGTGAAGCACCAGTTAAGTCGTTAGTTGGTAAGTTGTTAGATTTGTACATTGAGAAGCCTCTAAGTAATCCAGACGCTACCAAACCATTTCTAATTGAACCTTGACCTGCGTTGAAGTCAACAGTTAATAATTTAGAAGCTGTGTTTGATAATACGTTGTACCACTCAGGAGCTGCCACAAACCATCTTCCTTCTTCAGGTGCATTGTTTTCGTCTAACTCTTTTGCAGCTAAAGACATTTGGTTTAATGGGTCAACTTCTCCAGAACCAAATCCAATATCAATTGGAACTGATGTCGTTCCCATTCCAGTTGTAACACCAGCACCTGCAGAAATTGCAGCCATGATGTTAGCATCCATTGCATCTCTTAGCTTGTAAGCAGCGTTATCTGATGCAACAGCTTGGAAGTTAACGTGAGAGAATCTCTTCTCTAAGTCATCCAATTTGAATGCGAAAGACTTAGCTTGGTCAATTGTAAGAACAAGCTCTTGGTCTGTTAAGTTAGTAGATGATACAGCTAGACCTCTAGTGTAATCATTTACAGTTATTTGAGGCTCTTTAATGATATTTACTGTATCACCAAAGCCAGATATTTCACCCATATAGTCTGTGTTACAGATTGCTTCTGCAACGGCAGCTTTTCTAAGGGCTATTTGTACTTTTTTGGAATAGACTTCAGGAATAAAAAACCCATTTGTTTGACCTGCAACACCTAATCCAAAGTTATATGTAGAACCACCAGCGAATTTTGCCATAGTTATACTCCTTTTAGTTATTGGTTAATAAAAAAATAAGATAAAATTATTCTATAATTCTACCTTCTCGTTGAGCTTTAAGAATATCTTTTTCATATTCCATAAACTCTGCATCCGACATTTTAGCAATGTCAGAACGCTTGAAGAATTTTTCATTAGATTGCGGGATTTGTACTTGTTCGTTTGTTTTAACTAGCAAGTCTGCACCAGCACTCTTTTGTTGTTTCTTCACAGTTTTTTTATCTAATCCAAGTCCTCGGTCTTTCTTATACAGGTCAATCGCTCTTGCAGCAAGTTTACCATCAGAGTTATTTTCATATATCCATTTTTTAATTTCCATTGGTTGAGCATCTGCCCACTCATGAAAATCATCTGACTCTTTTATTTGGTCAAAGTCTGGATGATATTTAGAAAGTTCTAATAATGCTTCACGTTCTTGTAAAGTCTTATTAGTTTTCTTTAACTCATTTAGTTCTTCTTGCATAGTCTTAATTTGATTTGAAGACTGCAAGTGAGATACAGTTTCCACAACGCCATATATATCAGGATAATCATTCTTAAAAGCTTCAAGCTCTTCAGCTGATTTAGGTGGTGTATATTTAGGAGCATTTTCTCTTAATTGTGTTTTAAGTTCATTCTCCCTACTATTCCATTCACCTAGTTTCCTGTCATAGTATCGTTTAAGGTCATCGTATCTTTTTTTATAATCAACCTTTGTATAAGGATTTGATTCAACATTTAATGCAGAATCTTGAACCTTATCCATAGTTGCTGTAGTATCTTCGGTAGAATCTTCTGGGTTGCTGTTTTCAGCAGTAGCAGTTGACTCATCTCTGTTACTATCAGGGTTTGGCACATACAAACCTGTGTCAGCATTTTGAAGAGGCTTCGGCATTACATTTTCTGTATGCCAAGACTTTCTCATGTTGTACGGGTTTGCTGCGACTTTTTTTAGTCCTTCTTCGTTTTGATTACTCATTTGTCCTCCTTTAGGGCTTCACTTAACTGAAGGTAGCTAAGGTAGGTATTATATTAAAAACGAAACTACAAGGGCTTACAATAATAATTTATTATAAGGTAGCTTGTCTATCCGTAGAGTTACCTCTCTCTACAAATTCTATTATGCCATCTCTTGTTGAGAGGCTTGATTTTCTATACCAGCATCGTAAGCTTCTTCTGCTTGTTTCATCATCTTTCTTAATTTGTCTACACCAATATGCTTAACTGCTTTTGCTGTAAATACAAATTCTCCATCTGATAATAATGCTGGAATGGAGTCAGAAGTTCCTGTTCCTGGTCCTTCTACTTCTCCTTCTTCTGTAAATTCTGTTGCAACTATTTTTGGTAAAATAGATTCTAATTCTGGATGCATTTCAATTGCATCATCTAAAACTTTTTCTTCTTCTTCTGATAAAGCAGATGTATCAATGATAGCATCAAAGTTGCTCATATCTTCATCTTCCATTTCATTTTCCATAGGTTCTTCATCCATACCCATAGGTTCTAATAAAGATTGTTCATCTTCCATATTCATTTCTTCTTTTGGCATTTCTTCCACAATGTCTCCTTTTGCATAAGCTCTATAGTCAGGTCTTCTATCATACTTACCTTGTTCGACACCAACCATACCACCTAATGCCATTTCTGTTTTTTGTTTTATTGATTTAGCTGCTTTGTATTCTTCTAATTCTTTTTCTTGTTGTTCTGTTAAAGGTAATCCAGAATCTTGCATAGCTTCAAGCTGTTGCATTTTTTTCATTTCAAGAATTTGACGTGTAGATAATCCTGCATCTTCAAATTTTAATCTACCTAACATACCACCTTTATTTAATCTTGTTCTTTCTGGAGATAAAATTCTTGCTGGCATTCCTTCTCTAGCTGAAGTAGGAGTACTTACATCATAAGGTGAAATAGTATTTTCTTTATCTATATCTTGTGAAGCAATGTAAGGTGGTTTAGACATAAGTCCACCTGTAGCCATTT